GATCTGGTGCCGCGTTGGCTAACTCGACCGGCCTAACGGCGTCGCTCATGTCTGGGACGGGCGCGGCAATTTTAGGAACCGCAGCTGCCGTTGGTGTGTTTATTGCTGCTCTCGTTCAAGGCGCGGAAGAGGCTGACAAGCTCAATAGCGCCATCATCGCCACTGGCAACTATGCCGGCGTGACATCGGGGCAAGTGCGCGTCATGGCTTCGGCGCTGACCCAGGCCGGCACCAGCACGATGCAAGCCACGGCCATGCTCTCCAAGATCATCGCGACGGGCAAAGTGACCGGAGACGCGCTGCAGGACGTGGCGCAGGCATCGCTAGACCTTGCCCGCATTACGGGCGAAAGCGCGGACAAGACTTCCGCCATCTTCATCAAGATGCAGGACGAGCCGGTCAAGGCGGTCAAGGAGCTGGATGACCAGCTGCATTTCCTGACGCTGACGCAATACGAAAACATCAAGGCGTTGCAGGATCAGGGCGACACGGAATTAGCTGCCGCGATTGCGCAGACTGCCGCATCGCAGGCCGTGCATGAGCGCGCATTAGAGGTCGATCAGAACGTCGGCCTCATGGCGCGCGCATGGAGCAACCTTGAGAGCAACGCAAAATCGGCGTGGGCAGCCATGGCTCACGTTGGCGTGCAAGACAGCAACTCCACCGACCTTGCGAACATCAATAGCCAGCTGGACGCGTACCGCGCACGCGTCAATGCCATTCGCCAGCGCACCGGCCAGCCGCAGGCAGTTACGGATGATGACCTTGCCAAGGCGGGCGAGGTGGCGCTGTCGCACGACACCATCATGGATCTTATCCAGAAGAAGTCCATTGCCAGTGCTGGCGCACGGTTTGAGTCGTGGGTAGCGCAGACAGATTCAGCTGCCGCGAAAACCAACGATATTCTGAAAAAGGATAGCGACCGCTGGGATTCCATCCTCAAATCGGCAAAGTCTGACCAATCGAAGGCAAGGGAGATTGCCGAACTGCGCGCGATGACGCAGCGTGACATTGCGGCAAATCCGAACAACAGCGACGAGTACCTGAAGAACGAGCAAATCGGTCTTGCCGCGATTGACAAGAAGTACCGCGCCAAGAGTGGCACGAAAGGCAAGGCAGACCCCGAAGTCTCCGCGTTCTCCACCTTCCAAGGCCAAGTGAATACGCTGCAAAACGCCGTCGTCGGGCCAACCGACGATGCCGCGCTTGCCAAGTACGAAACCGGCATTGCCAAGCTATCCGATGAACTCAACAAGTACATGGAAAAGAGCGGCGACGCCACGAAGGGCGCGCAGTTGTTCAACGAAGGCTAGCAGGCGTTACAGAAGACGCTGGATGCGAGTCGCGCCAAGCAAAAAGAGGCAGATGATGCCTTTGATCTGAGCTACGCCAAGAAGTCGCTGGCCCTTCAACGGTCGATTGACGATCAGGTTAACGCGATCGGTGAGGGCACCAAAGAGGCTGCGCAGACGCGCGAGGTCACCAAGGCCTATCAGGATGAGGCCGATGCACTGGCCGAACTCGCCCTGAAGCGTCAAGAGGGGAAGCTCACACAGGATCAATACGACCATGACGTGCAGACCGTCAAGGATGCGACGAACAAGAACGTCGCGACCATGCAGGACGGCTTCAAGCGGATCGGCGCCGCGCAAAGTAACTGGTTGAACGGTGCAAAGACCGCCTTCAAGGACTACGCCGACGCCGGCTAGAACGTTGCCGGCCTGACGCAGGGTTTCTTCACCAACTCGTTCGACAACATGACCAACGCGCTTTCCAACTTCGCCACGACCGGCAAACTGAGCTTCAAGTCGCTGGTGGCGTCGATCCTTTCCGATCTGGCCAAGATGGAAATGCGTATCGCCATGTCGAAGATTCTGACTTCCATGTTCGGCGGTGGCGCTGCGACGGGTTCGATGGCGGGTGGCGCATAGAACGCGTCGATATTCGACGGCGGCTGGGGCGGCATTGCCAAGGGCGGCGCATTCGATGCCACGGGACAGATCACCGCGTTTGCATCGGGTGGCGTGGTGGATAGCGCTACCCCATTCAGCAGCGGCGGCAAGCTGGGTGTATTGGGCGAAGCTGGCCCCGAAGCGATCATGCCGCTGGCGCGCGGCAGTGACGGCAAGCTGGGCATCAAGTCGTCGGGCGGTGGCAACGTGATCAACATCAACACGTCGATCAACGTCGAAAAGAGCGGCGGCGCAAGCACCACCACCAGCGGCGACAGCTCTGATGCGATGGCGAAGCAACTGGCCGGCATGATGGAATCGAAAGCCAAGGAGGTCGTGATGCGCGCTACGCAACCGGGCGGCATCCTCTGGAAACAGCGAGTAGGCGCATGACTGATACCTTTACCTACCTGCCGGAGATTGACCCGACCGGCACCACGACGCTACGGGTGCGCACGGCGTAGTTCGGCGACGGCTACGCGCAGACCGTAGCGGACGGGATCAATGCGAAGACGCAATCGTGGCCGCTGAGTTTTCAGGGCAACGCGGCGACGATTTCACCGATCCTCGCGTTCTTCGATGCGCATATTGGCATCTCGTTCTACTGGACCCCGCCGCTCGGCGTGTAGGGCTATTACCAGTGCGCGGCATACAGCCCCATCCCGCACGGCGGCGATAACTACACGTTGACGGCTACGCTACAGCAGGTGTTCCACCCGTGACGAATTCCATCTATCAAGATGTGCAGGCGCTGGAACCTGGCGCCGAAGTCGTATTGCTGGAACTGGACGGTACGATTGTCGGCGGCTCGCTGATCCGGTTCCATGGGTATACGCAGATTGGCGCTCTGACTTGGTAGGGTAATGCCTACGATCCGTGGCCGATTCAGCTGGAAGGCTTCGAGAAAACCTCCGCGCAGCAGCCCGTGCCGAAACTGTCCGTGGGCAACATCGACAGCAGCATCTCGGCGTTGTGCCTGACCTATCAGGACTTGCTTGGTTCCAAGGTCACGATTCACCGCACCTTCGGCAAGTATCTGGACGCGGTGAACTTCGGCGGCGTGAATCCCACGGCTGATCCCACGCAGGAAATCCCGCCCGAAATCTGGTTCATCGAACGCAAGGCGTCCGAAGATAACGAGGTGGTGCAGTTCGAGCTGTCGTCTGCGATGGATTTTGGCGGGGTGATGTTGCCGCGAAGGTAGATAACTAGCAACGTCTGCGGGTGGAAGTACAGAAGCGCCGAGTGCGGATACACGGGCGGACCTGTTGCCGACGTGAACGACGCGGCGACCACCGACCCGGCGAAAGACGACTGTTCGCTGAGAATATCGGGGTGTCGGTTGAGGTTTGGCGCCGATCCTACCGGCCTCCCATACGGGGGCTACGCCGCAGCAGGGCTCAATCGTTGAAGCCCGAAACACTCTAGGCGATCCGTGAACACGCACTGGCCGACTTCCCGCGCGAGGCGTGCGGCTTGGTCATCATCCGGCGCGGCAAGGAACGCTACATCCCATGCCGCAACACCGCCGAGACCGCCAGCGAGCATTTCGTCCTGTCGCCGCAGGACTACGCAGCCGTCGAGGACTAGGGCGAGATTACCCATATCGTCCACAGCCACCCTGACGTCGCTGCAAGGCCGTCCGAAGCGGACAAGGTAGCGTGCGAAGCCTCCGGCCTGCCGTGGGCCATATGCAGCGTGATTGACGGCGTGGCGGGCGAGATCAACGTGTTTGAGCCGTCGGGGTATGAGGCTCCATTGATCGGACGCGAATTTCATCACGGCGTCACGGATTGCGTACAGTTAATCAACGACTACTATCAGCGCGAACTGGGCATCAAGCTCAAGGATTGGCCGCGCACCGATGGCTGGTGGGACAGGGGCGAGAATCTCTACCTCGACCACTACGCCGAAACCGGCTTTGTCGCCGTCGAAGGCGATCCGCAACGCCACGACGTGCTGCTGATGCAGATTCGCTCACCCGTGCCGAACCATGCGGCTATCTACCTTGGCGACGGGCAAATATTGCAGCACCTTTATTCGCGCCTTTCGTCCCGTGATTCGTATGGCGGCCAGTGGCGCGAGGCTACTGTCTTGACACTACGCCATACCTCGAAAATGGGGGTATGATCTGCCTACCTAAACAGGGTGGAGTGTGGTATGGGAATCATCATTGCCATTGGCATCGTCTTTTTCATCCTCATCGTTGCATCTTCGTCATCAAAACGCGGAACCGGGCGATCACTGCAACTGAAGGTGCGCGCATTGGATGACGTGACGCAATACAGTTACGACGAAATTGTTGCAAAGCTCGGCTTGCCGAATGCTTCAGCACGAATGGCTGGCGGGAATGATCTTGTGCAATGGATGGCCAGCGGGTATCACGTTGCTATGACGTTCTCGCAGGATAACAAATGTCTCGGCATTGATAGCGAGATTGCCGTATGAACATCACAAGGCACACATTCATCGCCCTGACCGTGCTGGCGCTGGCTGGGTGCGCGAGCGTTTCCGGCCTGCGTGAGAAAGCCCCCGACCTTAGCCTGACATCTACCAAGTCACCCGCCATCGTCGGCCAGTGCGTTGCCAATGGCTGGGGCGAGTTCATGGGCGTAACGATCAATCAAGGCCCGACACCATCTGGCGGGTATACCGTATCCATGCCGAACGCCTACACCGGAAACAATGGCGTGCTTGACGTATCGCCAGTAAGTAGTGGATCACATGTGACGGCACGCTATCGCCTTAGCGGAATTGGCGGCTACGGTAAGTTCACCAAAGTTGTAAAGGAATGCGTCTAATGCAGATCGCCAACCAGCCACTTCGCAAAGTCATCCTGTCCGGCTAGCTCGGCAAGAAGTTCGGCAGGGTCCATCACTTCTGCCTTGACTCCAATTCGACGGCGGAAGCCATCGCCGCGCTGCGCTCGCAGAAGCCCGGTTTCGCTGAATATATGATGGGGTCGAAAGATCGCGGTATCGGCTTTGCCGTATTCGTCGGCAAACAAAACATCACGAAGGACGAACTGAGTCATCCTGTCGGCAGCGATGAGATTCGTATCGCCCCCGTGATTCTCGGCAGCAAGAACGGCGGCGTATTCAATATCATCCTAGGCGCGGTACTTATTGCCGCATCGTTTATCCCGTTCCTGGCGCCTGTCGCCCCCTATCTCCTGTCAACCGGCGTCGCCATGGTCGCTGGTGGCGTCGCCCAGCTCCTGACCCCGATGCCCAAGGGTTTATCCTCGAAAGATAAGCCCGCCAACATCCCCAATTACTCGTTCAACGGCCCGATCAATACCCAAGCCTAGGGCAACCCCGTACCGCTGCTGTACGGGCGCCTGAAGGTCGGTAGCGCGGTTATCAGCGCGGGCATCGACACCGCCGACACGTCCTACACACCAGTTACCCCCGGCGCCGGTAGCGGCAGCATGGGCGGTGGTGGTGGTCAGTCGGGCATCGCCCATAAGTTCGGCGTCAACGGAGCGGCCCTGTGATGACAGACATTCAAGGCGCCAAAGGTGGCGGCGGTACGCCCACGCCCGCGACTGAAGCGCCGGACAGCCTGCACAGCATTGCGCGTGCCCGCATCCTCGACCTGGTCAGTGAAGGCGAGATTTAGGGCTTTGCCCATGGCGGCACGAACCCGCTGCTGGACATCTATCTCAACGAAACGCCGGTTGCCAACGCCGACGGCACGCTGAACTTCACCGACGTGCAGGTGGACTCGCGCGCCGGAACGCAGTCGCAGACGTACATGTCCGGCTTCTCGGGCGTGGAAAATGAGACGGCGGTTGGGCTTGAGCTGAAATCCACCACGCCGTGGACGCAATCGCTGTCCGACGTGACCATGTCGGCGGTGCGCGTGCGCCTGAGTGTGCCGAGCCTGCAATAGAGCAACACCACGACGGGCGACATTACCGGCTACACGATCGCGTACAAGATCGAGCTGGCGACCGATGGCGGTAGCTTCGTGGCTGTCGTCAACTCCGCGTTCACCGGCAAGACCACGACGAAGTACGAACGCACGCACCGGATCAATCTGCCGCTGGCCACGTCGGGCTGGGTGGTGCGCGTTACGCGACTGACCGCGAACGCCAACCTCGCCACGATCTCCGACACGACGACGGTCGAAAGCTACACCACGATCATCGACGACAAGTTCCGTTATCCGAATAGCGCGCTGGTCGGCGTCATCATCGACGCGAAGCAATTCAGCGCCATTCCGTCGCGTGCCTATGACCTGTACGGGCGGATCATCTCGGTTCCGGCCAACTACGATCCCACGACGCGCGTTTATGCGACGACGGGCACCGGAACCTCGGGCGGCGCATGGGATGGCACATTCAAGCCGGCATGGACGGATAACCCGGCGTGGATCTTCTACGACCTCGCCACCAATACCCGCTACGGCCTGGGCAACTATGTCTCGGCGGCGCTGCTGAACAAGTGGTCGCTGTACCAGATCGCGCAGTATTGCGATGGCTTGGTGAATGACGGCTTCGGCGGTCAGGAGCCTCGCTTTACCTGCAACCTGTTTCTTCAGACGCAAGCCGACGCGTACAAGGTGCTGCAAGACCTGTCGAGCGTGTTCCGTGGCATGGCGTTTTGGGCAGGCGGCGCCATTCAGGCCGTCGCGGATATGCCCAGCGATCCGGTCTACACCTACACGCAAGCCAACGTCATCGGCGGCAAGTTCACCTATTCCGGATCGGGCCGCAAGACGCGCTTCACCACGGCGCTCGTGAGCTGGAACGACCCGAACGACTTCGGTCGGGCCAAGATCGAATACGTGCCGGACAATCCCGGTATTGCGCGCTACGGCATCCAGCCGACCAGCGTCACGGGCTTTGGCTGTATCTCGCAAGCCTAGGCGCAACGCATCGGCCTGTGGACGCTGCTGACCTCGCGGCTGGAAACGGAGACGGTCTCGTTTGCCGTGGGCCTCGATGGCACGATTGCAGCGCCTGGGCAGGTTATCCGCGTGGCTGATTCGGCACGCGCTGGCAAGCGACAAGGCGGCCGGATTCACTCCGCCACGCGTACGGCGATCACGGTTGATGCTGCGCCCACCGTCGCGATTGGCGATAGCATCACCTGCACCATGCCGACGGGCGTCACTGAGACCCATACCGTCACGGCGGTATCGGGAAAAGTAATCAGCGTTGCGTCCACGGGATTCAGCGTCGCACCGCTGCCCGAATCCGCGTGGGTGGTTGAATCCGCCTCGCTGGCCGCGCAGACCTTCCGCGTTATCTCAGTGCTGGAAGACGGGCAAGGGCCGAACCTGTCCTTCACTCTCACCGCGCTCGCGCACAACGCCAGCAAGTTCGCCAACATCGACACGGGCGCACCGCTGACGATCCCGAACGTCACGGCGGTTCCACCCAGCTCGCAGGCCGGGCCGGCTACGGTCACGCTGACCTCCAACGCCATCGCGGGGCAGGTGCTTGCCTCGACGTTG